CCACGCTGGCCCCTCTGGCCCACGCTGGCCCCTCTGGCCCACGCTGGCCCCTCTGGCCCACGCTGGCCCCTCTGGCCCACGCTGGCCCCTCTGGCCCACGCTGGCCCTCTGCTGGGGGGGCCGATGCCCCAACCCCTCTGCTGGGGGGGCCTCTGGTGGGGGGGTGTGAGTTATTCTGCAGTGCGATTTCAGGGATCCTGAAAACCTCCCTTGTAGGGGCACTTTTGCAAAAAATTTTTTCTATTCTCGCCAGGCCATTTGGTCCCCAAATGTAACCATACAGTAGTGGCGGCGGCGATGGCATTTGCTGCATAGCGATACCAAGTTAGACCAAACAAGCCTCAGGTCTGGCCCGTCTTCGATTGTTTTTTTGTGATGCACTTCAGTCGCTGGCTCAGTTCGTCCTTCGATGTCACAATCGTGGCAAAGCGGGTTCTCAGTCCGGAAATCCTCAGAAAGTCGGCGCCATTGATGGTCATACAAATCACTTTTCGGCCTTCGGTCCCTGCATTTGCACCGATCGCATGGGACTTTCTTTGAAACTGTACCGCAAAAACAAATCTTTTTCATAGTTGGCAAAAATTTCCAGATAGGTATCAGCAGATACGCATTAGCACAAAAAAACGCCCGAGAGCAGATACCTCTCGAGCGTTTCGTGTTTTAATACTGGCTTATCCTGGCCACGGGATAGTGCCGCCACTGGACTCTGTTAGCGTGACAGAACTCGACTGATTTGATGCAGCCATATCGACCACAATTGGAGTCGGTGTATCGTATCCAGCAGGCGGGGAAATCACAACCGTATAGGTTCCGTCATCGACACCAAACACGACGCTGCCGAGCGAGTCGGTGGTTCCACCTAGCGACGTCCCTGCGAGCGAGACGCGAGACCCTTGGAGGCCATTTGCTCCCGAATCTTGTGTCGTTATCGTGAGCGTATAGATTCCGGTTCCAGTGCCTGATCCGCCACCACCAGCAGACACCACCAGGCTCAGGTTCTTTTGATAAGTTCCGTCCGTCAGGACGTACCCTACGGTGCCAGCAACAGAAGGGACGTCATCCGCATCGTATGCAATTCTATACCAGTGCAGCGAGCCCTCTGTCTGCAGAAAGCTAATAGCTCCCTGGAGAGGTGTACCGTCCCCTTTCGTGCCCGTGATGGTAGCACCAGTCACAGGCCATACAAAGTCGATCGGAACTGTGCTACCGATGTCTCGTTCTGCTACCCCAAGCGATGCGGTATTGGTCGACGGTGTGTCCAGCTGAATCACAGAAAAGAGCGAGTCGGCAATGCTTGATGGTTGACCCGACCCCTCGAAGATTCGCCAAAGTGTATCAATCGAGTCATCTAGGCTCGCTTGGTAGTTTTCGCTTGACGCTGGCGTTTCAACCAGCTCCACTTTATACGTGTCCCAGTCTGCAAGAACAGAGATGTCTTGCGTGAATGGGAATGCGTACAGTGATCTTCCAGTTGAATCTCGATGGTATGCGGTCTGGAGTGTCATTAGTCGTTAAGTCCTGTTTGGTCGCCATCGTCCAGCCAGTAGTTACCGTATCGCACCAGATTGCTTGACGTTCCCGTTTCCGTAAACGTTCCAGACGAGTACGCTGGGTAGAAAAGGCTGTTCGAAATCCTCACAAATGCTGCGTCATCAGTTTCAACTTCCGACACTACCTCACAGTGGTCAATACTCACACCTGCGCTTCCGACGAATCGCAACGGGGCTTCCCAAAACTGGCAGTTAGAGAACAGGAATCCAAGCGAAATGTTTGCGACGTAAATGCCGTAAAGGTCGCAGTGATTGACGATGCCATTGATTAAGCTGCTGTGGGAATCATTTCCACCGCTTTGTACAACCATGCCGATTCGATTTTCTGAAAAGTTGACATTATTCAAGCCAGTGTTTCCAGCTCCGTTAGCGCAGCCGATCAGGCAGTTGCTCGCAGCAAGGTTCTGGAACAGTGAAAACTCGGCACCTGACGGAATTTCAAATCCGATTCCGCAATTGTAGGCTGTAAGGTTCGATACAGAGATTCCACGACGAATAGCACTGTTGCTGAGAAGAAATTCAAAGGCTGTGCTGTCGACATCCTGGATTCGGATATTGTCCAAGCGAACATTTTCCACGCCGGTTCCCTGGACGCGAATGCCATAGAACGTGGAAGGCGAACCAATGTTTAGTGACTCAATGTCCGCATCAGATGACAGGCCCAGCGACGTGTCGATAACAGATGTCTGCCCGCCCTTAACAGTAAAATTCGCAAGCGTAATGTCAGCGGGATTGCTCAAGAATAAACCGGCAGAGGACCCGCTCATATCGATCACAGAGCCGTTCCCGGAGCCGATGATTGACTTCCCGGAGGCTACCGTGACCACCGAACTGATCGAAACCGGGTAAGGTGGCAGCGTGACCCGATTGGATCTCGCTAGCTCACCCGCCAAATCAAAGTTGGCTGGGTTCGATGTCCCGGTGACTACGCTGACCCTGTCAAAGAACTCCAGGTCTGTCGTTGGTCGAATCAGATGGTAGTCGAGGATCAGGTTGTTTGCATATGCAATTGCACCTGAAGAAGTCGACGCATACCAGACAGATCGCGTGCCCCCACCTGAACCGACGTACCCAAGCGGGCCGGTTGCAGTTTGGCGAACTCCCACGTAGACCGGAGGCCCGCTGCCATCAACACTACTCGTATCGAGCAGGATTTTGTTCTCGCCAGCGACAAGGCTGACCGCTTGTGTTTTCAGCAACTCAAGATTGCCAGACGTTTGCCTGCCGTAAACAACCTGCGCGGCGCCATCGGCCTTTGCTGTGATCACTATCCACTTTGCCGTCGTCGGAAGCGACAACGGCGAATCAGACATAAACCAGTAGATATTATTCGCCAGGTTTAGCTGCGACGACAGACCGCGCGCGGAGGCGATCGCAGGCTCAAAGGTCGCCGCACCATCGGAAACCTGAACATCATATGAGTCAGGCAGGTCGATTTCCGTGAAACCGCCAACGCTCGACCCATCTTTCTTTGCTCGAATCGCCTGTAGCTGGCTAACGCTCACTATCGTACTCCCGTAATCTGCACAGCCGAGTTAGTGGCTGCAAGGTTTTCCAGCGATGCTGCACTGGTCCAGCCAGAACCCTTAATATCGGTCAAGTGCGTGACAATGATTGCCTGGTTAGCCAGCGTTGCGTCTCCTCCTCCACCGCCGCCAGAGGGTGCGTTGGCCAAGGCCAGCGTTGTGAACTGCCAGCCAGCTGCGCCGTCACCCTCAAGTGCCGTGTCAAGCTTGTCAGCAATCGCCTTGGTTGCTGCCGCTACGATCGCTGCTGCGTCGAGCGACGCTTGTGCTGAAGCCAGTGCCGTCGCCGATGCGGCAGTCTTTGCTGAGTCGTATGCCACGGTCAAAGTCTTTGCCGCAGAAACGTTTTCGTCGATTCGTGCGAGTTCGGTTGCCAGAGCGGTTCGGACCGCTGTCCCAATCGCTGCTAGTGTTGCCTGCGAATCCCCGTCGTTGAGAATGAACTGCTCGACCGTGTTGGCGATCGCGGTCAACAATGCTGTTGAGTCACCATCATCAAAGATTGCTGCCTCAGTTGCGGTAGCGATCGCGTCAATCGCTCCTGAAGTAAGCGTTTTTGCTGCCGAGACGTTTTCATCGATCCGCCCGAGCTCGGTCGCAAGATTGGTCCGCACTGCCGTCGCGATGCTTGATCGCTCGCTAGTAGTCAACGTCTTTGCCGCTGAGATGTTTTCGTCGATTCTCGCGAGTTCAACAGCAAGATTGGTCCGCACCGCCGCCGCGACACTCGACCGTTCACCGGACGTCAACGTCTTTGCCGCTGAAACCGCTTCATCTAAGTACGCCATGCCGCCCGCGTCGGCATCCTCGGGGTCGATCGCAACAACGCGGAATTTCGGTGCGGCATCGATCGCCCCAGACGCTCGAAACGAGAACCCGGTTTCGCCAAAAGTGTCCCAGCAACCGTTTGGATAGTGATAGAAGTAGAAGCCGTTGCCAATCTCCGCCCACTTTCCGGATGAATACGCATCGCCAACCGAACCGGTAGCGAATGACAATGCAACGTCTGCACTATTATCGTCTTTGCAGTAGTCTCCAGACATTGACGCGGCAGCAACGCCAGTCTTACCAAGCCCTGTCGTCGAATCACGCAAGAAAACTTTGCCGATAAATGACGTGGTGTCTTTCAGGATGTCTCGCTGTGCCATTAGTCGTCTACCACGATTAGAGTTGAGCCGCCGCCGCCGGACGCAGGAGCGATGGCGCCTTTGTGCTGACCGAATGTCCCACCCGTTAAAACATTGTCAACGTTCTGCGGGGCAAAGTAAGTCAACACGTCTGCCGGGTCGGTCGGGTCACCGACTGCCGCAAATGGATTGCTGCCAATCGACTCGTTTGCATAATCATCGGTCAACCCGCCGCCATAGCTGATATCCGTGTCATTGTCCCAAAATGCGTTTCGCATAATTGCGGTGTCGTAACTTGCAGCATCGATGTTGATTGCCTTGCCGCCGGTCAATGAGAACCCAGCAAAAATGTTATCGAATATTGTTGCGGCTCTCGACCCGGAAGGAGAAAAAACGCCGGCCTTCGCGCTGCCAGCGCTCGCAAAGAACGTGTTCGAATGGATTGCGTTGACAAAGCCGTCGAGTTCAACGATAGCTTGCATGGCTCCGGTATCACCGGAAAGCACAATCACGTTCTTGATCAACTTTCCACCACTAGACATCCCAATCAACCCGCTTGCGCTTGAACCGCCATCACACTCCAAAAAATTGCCATACGCGTAGCTATAGGCACCTGTTGTCAAAAGGTCTTGAGGACCGCTGCCACCAAAGATTGAGCACCCTGCAACGTATCCGTAATTCGATACCCTGAATCCATACGATGCACCGCCCGACATATCAGCCGAACACCGTAGGATTCGACAATCGGAGCCCGCATTAAACCACGCGCCGGACAGCGTGCCTGAAAAGCCAAGGTCAACAAACGCTATGTAGTTTGCGCCCGTCCCGACGAACGAAAACCCGTTTGGCAAAATGCTTGCGTGTCCGCCATCGTTTTCAGTTGTCGTGTATCCCCTAACGATAACCGGCGCGTCAACCGTACCGTCTGTCCACGTTGGTGCCGAGTCAAGTGTGTGAGGGTTGTTGCTTCGGACGTTCAAAGCATCGCCGGGCGAATACTGCGTGATCGCAAAGTTGATATCGGCCCACGGGTCGCCGATACCACCGCTATCAAGGTCGTTGCCTCCAGCAGAGTCCACGAAATAGCTTGTCATTGATCACAGCCCCGCCTTAATTGCCGCGATAAGTTCAGCCGGAGTGGTCACGCCGTCAGCTATAGCTGGGTTAATCCAAGTGTTCTCGATGTTGGCACGTACTGATCCGATGTCTTGTTGCCGCGTCTCTTCAGCCACGCGAACGGCTTCAGCATCAATCGCTGCCTGGACTTCAATGTCGGTCACGCCATCGGGATATTTCAACCCCCCGCCCAACGCTAGAAAGTCGTCGACTTGCGATTGTGTCATGTGCGTCCCATCGTTTGCGAAACGTTGCAACGCTTTGACCAATCGCCCGCCCTCTTGAAAAGATCTCGCGATGCCGTTAGGTCTGACCTGAGTTGTCGTCGCGCAGTCAGCGCGGCCTTGCTGAACAGCTGCAACCCACAACAGTTCAATGGCTTTTTGGTTGCCTGGTTGTGCCGGAAGAGTGGCGTCATCGTAGGCAGCTTGAAGCGTTCCGCCCGGCCCCGCGTATCCGTCAAAAAGCAAGTCCTCTTCAACCAGGAACTTACGCGCGTCGGCTGACAAAATCGGCCGCACGGTAATGTTTGACAAGTCGTCAGCGATGTCGGCCAAAGCATCGCCGTTGTCGAGATACGGTTTAACGTCGGCGTATACGGGTTGTGTCATTGTTGCTCTGAGGTTTGCGATTCACTGGTACACTTCATTAGCCGGATCTCAGTCTTCAACACCGCGTTCTCGGTGTGAGCCTCTGCCAATTGCTGGGACAGAAGGTCCCTCTCGGCCTTATACTTGTCGGCCATCTTGGCGAGAGCATGGGACTCATCCTCAAGATTCTTTAGCCGAATAGACAGCTGCTTCGACAGAAGGCGAAACAGGAACGTGATTGCAGCAGCGCCACCAGCGGCAATGGCTGTTATCCATCGCTGCAACCATTCAGGAATGTTAAGAAGATCGCCTTCGCCTATCACCGGTATTTTCGCCTTCGTCTTGCTTCTGTGATATGGCCTGGACCTTCATCCTTGCCAACTCTTGAGACTGCTTGGCGTAGTGCTTTCGCAGTCTTTCCAGGTGTCCGCTACTGCTTATGTTTAGCGACGAAACCCCTAACCCAGTCATAGAACTGTTTCTTTCCGACGTATCCGGCATGGTTATCAATACCCCCATTGGCTTTCAAAGTGAACCTTGGAATCGGCCCGCCTTCCTGTCCCTTGATCGTCACTTTCCAGCCGGACTTCCGCATGGCTTCAACGACTCCATCTGCCTCAAACAGTCGGCAAGGGATGCAGAACTTCGGCTCAGTGTAGACCACAAGCTCGCTAGGCTCGGCAGCGACTGCAGCGCGGCCGACAGGCTTAGCGGAATCGGTGTTCGCATCTCTACGCGAAGACGCCCTTGCGTGCTGCGGCTGGCTAATATCAACGGTGCTTGTCTGAGCGGAATTGTCCGCCAATGGGACAAGCGACAACGCAAGCACTACAACGGCTAAAAGCTTTTTCATTATTCTTTCCTTGCTAGAACAGTCCCCACCGCAACAGACTCAAACGGGACCGCTTTTCGGCCCCAAAGGATTCCGTATCCGTTTTTCTCTCCGCCAGCAGAGTACTGCGTGCCATGGCTGTTGGCGATGATAATCCCGTAGTCTCTGCCGTTGTATGCAACGCCAAGGCCGCATACAAGGTGCCTCCACCACGATAACGCCAGCGTCACCGGCCTGGGGTCGACATCGTCAATTAGTGCAGATACCGCACCCTCGAAGTCATTTCTGCCCAGTTCGTTGAACGAGACGATTTTATTGGCCGACGATGAAGCGATCACCTCTGGTCGCTTCCAGAGGGACATATCCTTACTGAAATTGGGATACACCTTGCAGTCGGGGATACCAAATTGGTCGATGTACCTGCATGCCTCTACCCCATATCCGCCGCGATTTCTCCCTTGCTTTCCACGGTATGCGGTCGCAAATGCACAAAGGTCTACACCTGAGATCCCTTGGTGGGCTAGCCTGTTTTCGACACAAGCCACCGTCCCGAACATCCAGCAATAGTTTGTTCGCTTCTGGGACTTGATCTTGCAGTATTTTTTGTGCCAGTGGACTGGCATGGATTGATTTGCGTTGTGCATATCAATCAATTGCTTCCACTGCGACCGATCATGCCTACGGCCCGAATACTCGGGGTAAGCAGAGAACTCAGGAACAGACTTATAGTCCCTGAGGATGTAGCCTTTACCTAGCAATCTTGGCAATGTACCGCTCCATTTCGGACACACTGGACGGGATGTCCCGCACTTCAATTAAGCTTCCGTTAGCACCCACAACAAGCATCGCTGACCGCTTCGGCGGCGCCCGGCTCATTGCGTTGCGAAGCCATGGCTCACTGGATGTGACATCCTGTGATGCGGCGATGCGGCGGCGCTCGATTCCGTTCGATTCAAGCATTGCGGCAACCATCGCTGAGTAAACCACAGAGGATTCATCGGAATCCAGATCATCATCCGTAACGAATATAATCGAAGACACATCCAGCTGCACGACAGGATCTTCCTCTTCGTCAATGACCTGATCGACGGAGATGACTTCACGTACTTTACTGATGATACCAGGCAAGACGCCCGAGTTGATGGACCACCAAATCACAAGCACCGCTGCTAGCGGCTTCCAGTTCCAGGACTGTCCATCGGAAGCAGGTTCGCCCTTTTTCAGCAGCTTAGGAACATTTTCCTTTGCGTATTCGGTTGCTCCCTTAAGTAAGATAGTGGCCGCAGAAACCGCATCCTCAACCCTTGGCAGCAACCCGGACACGATGCCAATTGTTGCGATACCGACCATCTGAGTGAATGACAGGATTGCCGCAACGACTCCAAGCCATAGCTCAGGGCCAGAAAACCCCTCCTCCTGGCCATTAAACAGGTCCACAACCGAGCCGATCCATCCGTCCCGCCACAGAACAAAGGTCAGGTACATCACCCCGGCGCCGACAATCGTCTGAAACGTCTTGTTCTCTTTCATGGTCTGTTCTTAAAGGTATTTTTCGGCGAGCTTTTTCAGCATGTACTCGATGGCGTACTTAATAACCATAGAGAAAAGCATTGCCACGATCGGGTTGCCAAAATTGCGATCGCCAAGCAGGCGACGGCGATCACGCAAGAGAATGGTCTCAAGCTCAGCAACAGCGGCTTTCTCTCGCTCTCGCGGGTCAGTGTACGATTCCGTTGCCTCAATAGCCCTGGCAGCTGCCCGCCGAGCCAGAACTCTTTGCCCTGATGTCATTCTATTTGGATGCACGCTTCACCTCTGCTACCAGCTTCCGCAGCTTGGCGTTACTGGTGGTAAATGTATTGTAAGGATTAACACCGCTGATAGTTGCAACCAGCTCTCCACTTTCTGTGAAAAATCCGCACCCGCTGTCGCCTGTCACTGCTAGCTGACCAACCAACATAAGCCCATTCGGCTCCATTGCAGCCCCTGGAGAAAAGGACTGCTCCAGGGAATCTTGGTCGTGCTGCACAGAGATCTCTTCAACGACTCTGCCTGAAAACTTGCGGCGATCTGGAAAAATCACCTTTCCAGACATAGAAGGCGTGAAGATTGAATGATACCCCTGCCCGTACCCAAATGCCGAAACTCGCTGCCCAATAGGCTTCTGCAGCGTGGCGATCACCACTGGCTCAGCCTCAACATCCTGAGAGGTTTTTACCACTGCAAGGTCGCAGTCCTTGTACCCCCCAGCGAACTCCGCTTCGTAGCAGATACCGCGATCGTAATCGGTAACGATAATTGCACCACTCCGCTGCGCCACGCAGTGGTAGCACGTGGTAAACAACCCGTCGCCGATGTAGGTACAAGAACTGTAAGCTGGATACGTGCCGTTTTCGTTGACGCTCTCAACAAACAGGCCGTGAGACGCATCTTCTGGATCGCCTGCCAAGCTGGCAGTTGCAAAAAAAGAAAGCAGCACGGCAGCGACGACTAGCCTAGAGAATACCAGCCAAGGCGACGATCGTAAGGAAAACATAGAAAATCGCAACTATTTCTGTTTGAGTTTGAAGTTTCTTTGACATTGCAAGAGCAGTGCGGGGGCTGGAGTCGGGCACCTGCGGACTTTAGACTCCCTAGATAAACCAGCCCACACCGCACAATGCCGCAAAAAAAGCAAAGCACACGGAAGCCGCCTCAGTTGCAGGGCCAGCTCGCTCAATGTGCATTGCTTGGTGCTGATTTTACCATGAAAATGGAAATAGGTCAAAACGGCGGGGGCGGTGCCATTTCGATCGTCGACAGCCCCTTGCAAGAGCCCTCCGGAAACGTTCCAGACACGATTCGCCAAAAGTGGCCATCTTTGGTCACTGTGATAGTGTCGGGCTCCATAAGGGCCCCGCTGGACGCCAGCTCGACGGCTTCATAGCAATTCTCTGGGAATTCATTCAGCGACCGCCTTTCCCACCACGACTTGGCCTTTTGCTTTGCAAACCCGTCATGCTCAATGCAAATCCACTCCGGTATACGCTTTCTGGTCAGATTCCCCGCCTCTTCAGGGTCGATGTGATTACACAGGTAGGTCGCCTTGAGGGACGGGGACTTCGCTGCATCCTTGGGGTTGTGGATTTCGTAGCTGACATTTTCCACCCTGTAGGCATACTGCTTCTGCGGACCCAGCACATGACAGTTTGAGTTGAATTTACCGTGCTTGCGCCTTTCAACCTCGGCGTTGCAGACGCTGCACCTTTCGTCGCCAGGGCCGATAGGGGCATCACACTTCTCTTCGCCTCCACCTGCGTCCGTAACGCCAGCACATCGCCTGACCGCAAGGTCTCGCCCGCACTCTTCCGGGAAGAGTGATCCAGACTTGATAACACCTGGGCAGATCTTAGTATCTGCTGGCACGACAGTTTTACATATTGGGCATTCCTTGGTTCGCATGACGCACCCGCAATCTCCGCACCGAACATCCTCGGCGTCAACATACTCTCCACAGTCTGTGCAGTGGACGCGTTTGGCCTCTTCCTTAGGTCGTCCGTAGTTCGGATCGTCTGGAGACCCCAGCCTGTCAAAGTTGCCCCCGAAATCAAGCACAAGAAAGTCTTTCTTGCCGGGGCACTTTCTCATTCCACGACCAATAATCTGGTAGAAGAGTGAGTGCGAGTGGGTTCCTCGGCAAATTGCAATGGCGTCAACGTTTTTAGCGTCAAACCCTGTTGTGAGCACCCCGCAATTGACAATCCATCTTAAGCTTCCGTTCAGGAAGTCCACGGTTGTTTGGGATCGCGACACCGCCCCGGTGTCGCCGGTGATGATCCTTACATCCTCATGGGTGGCCTGTATGAGTGCATGCTTCAGGCAATCGGCATGGAGTACCGTTGTTGCAAACACCAGTATCTTCTTGCGGTCCACAGTAGCGGAGAGGATCTCTTTGACATTCTCCTCGACCTTGGTCATAAACTCGATGCTCATCAAGCCTTCGTCGAAATCGCTCCCCACTTTAGGAATATCCGAGAGATTGACTTCCGTTACGTGTGGAATCCGCCATCCTGTGACGGCGCCGTCTTGCAGCATCTTTGCAAGCGGTACGGCGTAGATGCAATCATCGAACACCTTCCCCTCGCCATAGATCAATCCAGAGCTGAGGCGAAACGGAGTAGCTGTGAGCCCGAGCATGACGCATCGCGGATTGTATTTCCGGATCTCGCTCACGAGCGATCCGTATTCGCTACTTTCACGAGGCGGAACCTGGTGAGCCTCGTCTACAATGATGAGATTCACCTGGCCCAGCTTGTGAGGGTCTTTTGCAATGCTCTGGATCGTTCCGAAGGTCACCGATCGCCCAACGTCATAGCGGTTAAGCCCTCCGCAATACTGGCCAATGTCTATGCCTGGATCCAGCCTATGCAAGGCCATAGAGTTTTGAGAGACAATCTCTTTCTGTCGGCACAGGACAAGAGTCTTTAACCCAAGCTCAGCAAGCTTAGTAGCGATCATCGCAATGACGACTGACTTCCCGCTGCCGGTGGGCATTTCAATAACGGGATTGCCACCAGGATTATCCTTGCAGAAATTGAAGAAGCAGCTCACTGCCTCTTCCTGGTACGCATAAGGTTTTAATGTCAAACTCACCGCTTTTGGCCCTCAGCTCAATGTCGCGTTCTATGTCTGCAATGCAATCCAACACTCCGAATCGCCATCTCCACAGGTCATGCTTTAGCCCAACCGCTGCAAATACTTGACGACCTTGAATGCGATGAAATGGTCGTATCACATATTCGCCGTCCCTGATACGTCTAACAGCCTCCGCAAAGTACTGATCGTCGCTTGGGAATTCGCATCGGCTGAAACATTCAGGTAAGTCGCCAGCATCGCAATTCATTCTCGCTACTCTCCTTGACCAGCCAGTCGTGTGTGGATGTCACCACCTTAAAGTATTTCCCATTCGTGTCAAGCTGCTCTACTGCAATTATATCGAGTTCGACAGGCTTGGCCATCTCAACGAAAAGCTTTATGGTCCTCGGCAGCTCTTGGCCGAACCTGTGAATAAAAATCCCACGACAGACTCGGTCTGCCGTGGGACACGGTTGCTTCTTAATCTCGGAAATCCGCATCAGAACCAGCCTTTAACCTCTTCTTCAGATGCGTTGACAGTTCCGCCGCTTCCTTCGGCGATGGTCTTTTCGGCGGTTACCTCACCGGTATATTTCCGGAACTTCTTGGCACGGTTCTTGTCCTTGTAGCCATCTTGGCCAGGCTCAACATAGACCGCTGCCACGCAGTGAACGCCGACGATGTCAGAAGTGTCAGACAAGCGATTACGCCCATTGAATACAGCCAGGTCGTTTAGCTGTCGCATGCTAATCGCCACCGATCGCTCGTTCCCTTCGAGCATGAACTTCTCGAAAATTCGCCGGTTGTCATACCGACCGCCGATGATCCGAAACTGAACGTCGACATACTGATTTCCAGTGGCGGACTTCTTCAGATCCGCCGCAATGCCCTCAAGGTGATAGTCCGCAGGAGGCACTGGCGAGAACTCGCCCGCAGGCACATCGCTCTCTACGGCGTGTTCAATTTGTCCGCTAAGGTGTGAAAGGTTACCGCTCAATTCTCTGCTCCATTATAAAGGTAGGTTGCAAGGTCTTCCATGCTTATCGTATCTGGCAGGTCTCGCCTACGTGACGCAACGTAGCTTGGATGACTTTGTGTTCGCAAAATGCGTCGGCCCGAAGTGGACGCAACGCTGGTTTTCTTTCCGAAATCTGACTTCTCTGTTCTGACGTAATCTTCTCGGCATGCGTAAAGACATTCGTCAGCCCACTCCATCGTGAGCGAACAGGCTTTCTTGGACAACTTCGGCTGAATTTGGTCCCAGCTGTTACCGAGGAAGTCAGTCGCTGTACGCCCTTCGTGGTGAGCCAGTATAACAACTGTTTTGCCAGCGTCAACAGCGTCATCGAGAAGTTCTAAAAACTTTCCCCAGCGTCGAGCAATTTCCAGAGACCCCTTGCCCCACGACCGATCAAATCCAGACTTGTCTAGATCGTCTTCGATCATCTTCTCAAACCAGTCGCCAGAGTCGACGACGATTGTCTCAAATGGTCCGGACACTAACTCGCTAATAGCAGACATAACGTCTGACGCAGACTGTAGAACCTCTGACGGGATTCTTGCACAGTCAATGTCGCCGGACCCGTCCTCAACTTCAACGATGATAGGATTCTTCAGCTTTTTCGCCGCCCAAGTTGTCTTGCCGACACCATGCTCTCCATAGACCATAACCTTCCTTGGCCTTGGTTTTTTTCCGCTGATAATGCTGTCAAGAAATGACATCAAGCTGACCTCTCTTGCTTAATTCTTTAGCTTCATTACACCGCTCCAGAAGCTCGCCTCTCGTGAAAATCTCGGTGCTTGACATAGCCTCACGCTGGGAATAGCACAGACAGTCATCGGCAACATACAAGAACTCACATTCAACGTCGCCGCCGCGAGAGGTGACTTCAGCAACACGCATTATAGGCTTTACCCCGATCTTGTCAAGCCCTGGGCAGGCAATGTCATGCAGCTTTGACTCAAAAAATGACCGAAGCCTTGCTGAGAACTTCCTAAGTGTCTTGATGGTCGACTGCTCTGGCTTCGACCTGGTGTATGCACCCTCCTCAGCTTCCTTGATTCGCAGCTCAAAGTAATTGTAAAACCGCATCCAATCATCGTCGGTGATGCGAACGCACGTTTCGTCGGCCTCTTCGCGAGACCGGAACTCTACTGAATTCATGGATCTTCCCGTTGTCAGGATGTTTGATAAGCATGGCGGCATAGACAACCGCCAATGTCGATACGACACATCCTAACATAGGGTCGGTGGTTAACGCAACCCCTAGACCACCAATAAACAGAAAAATTGTCACGGCGTTTCCGCCAGCACTGCTAGTTAGTAATCGATACAGGAATGACTTTCTGGACATCTTCAACCTTAAACCTCGCAATCTTTAACCCGAAGTCAGCCATATCGTCAGAGAATTTCTGGCTGACGCGATGTGACACAATGTCGCCGACTGACTTTGCCTTGGAGACGATTTCGCAGACTTCTGCTCTTGCCACTAAGGCAATAGCATTCTCCCAGTCCCCAGATGCTCGCGTCCGCAACTGGACAGGATTGTCTATCGAGATAAGTAGTGTTGCATTGACGATTACCGGATCCCCTCCCCCGGTCGTAAGTTTCTGTATTCCGCAATCGAGTGGATACTCATACCTCGGGAGATATTCGACCTGAGTGAGAGCTGGGCAGTACAGCCTTGGCCACCGCCTTTCCGATACGCCAAGCGGACAGTCAACAACCATATACTCGATAGATGTAGGGCGTCTGGCAATCTGCGGAAGAAGCTGTATGAACGGTTCTATGAAATTTCCCAGCATATCAAGAATATTCACAGATGAACCTCGCCATTAAGTTTCTTTCTTGCCGAAGATTTCGCCCAGCTGTCTCTTTCATTGCTTCCCACGGCGTGATTGTGCCTGCCGCAAGCCTCCGGGCCATCGCCTCGTTGCCACGCGACAGGCAGAACACGATCTTGATCGTCTTTGGCGCAATCCCAGTCCTGCTAGCAATGTCGGCAACCAGAGCAGCGCACTGCTTGGACCGTGAGTTTTCCGGTATGCTTGCCCCAAGCTTTTCCAGCTCTGCGAAAATTACCCTGCTTACGCCGTTGTTTTTTGACATATCTGCTCACAGTAACATTGGTTCAAAAATTGGCGTCTTGCCGCCAAGAACGATCCCGCAACCGATCATAGGCTTGCCTGAGTATTTGACACCATACTCCTGTTGGTGATGCTCCCAGTCAACCCCGCATCCAACCTGCATTCCAAACACACGGTTCCGCAGGTTGGCACAAAATTCAACGCCAGCTTGGGCATGATGATGGCCCTGCACTACGCTATTGAATTCGGCCTTTGCGTTGTTGAATGCAGCAATCCTTTGCCCGCCTTTGCCGCGATCGCCATGCTGGTATATTACACCATCAATAACGATTTGTCCATACCGATAATGGACATTCCAGCCCTTTGGAAGTAGGAATATTTCTCCAAATTTTCTAAGCATCTCTTCCGGTATGCCAACCTCCTGGGCCCACCTGTACGGTAGCACGTCATGGTTCCCCAGCATAAGGTCAGCCTTGGGAAACGCCTTAACCAGCTTCCGGATCTGCTTCATTGCCTGCGAATATTCCCCGAGAGGATTCTTCTGCTGTGGCTTTTTTGTGTGAAACGAGAGCGCACAGTTGTCGACAATGTCACCGATATGGACAACTCGGTTGCACTTCCACTTGCGGTAGGTTGCTCTGAGGAAGGTGATATACCCTGGGAGCATGCACGGGCAGTGGGTGTCGCCGATTATCAGTACGTTACTCACAGGCCACCCTCTGAAATTTGGACAGACACACGCGCACCCCTGGGGTCGCTCGATGGACAAATGTGCTTGGTGGCCACTAGCCGACATACCTGGCCGTCGTCCTTCCAGCAAATCCCATTGAGAGCGTCCATGACCGCCTTGGCAACGTTATCGATGTCCGGACGCTTGCAGTGCATTCTGATGGGGTATGGGGACTTCCGCTGTTGCTCTCGCTTAGTCAGCGGAAACCAAGCACAGATATGCAAAGTGACTGGACCATCAAAAAAAGAGCCGGAATGCTTGCCTGCTTCGGCAATCTTCCGGCGAAAGTCATCGATTGGGCCAGACGGGTTATAGGCCCAGCCCCCCGGCCCGAATCGAGCCCGAGGCTGGGCGATTGGAGTCCCTAGAATTGTGAATTGCACTGGCTTTGGCATTGTTCGGCTCACATCCTGGTAAGATAGCTGGAGCGACTATAATACCAGGACGCTCGCCGAATGTCAATTTAGTACACGTATCCTGTTACCCACGGGGAAAATTCAATCTCCGTGGTTGACGCGCCGACGCCGACAACAACAACATTGTCTAGGCTTGCAAGGTCTGCCGATGGCGCAATTGCGCCACCCTCGGACAAAACATAGAGACCGCCTTTGACTATTGCGGCACCAATCTGGAAAATTGCACCCGGTTTGATTGCCGGAATGCTATCGTCGAGAATGCCAGATACCATAGCCACTCTCTGGGCATTTATCTTGTCGGCGTCAGTGCAGTCGCAGACATACCATTTCTCTAGAGAAGAGTCGTAATAGAGCACGTCACCATCGGACACTGTCTCTCCAATGACGACCATCTCCATAGATGATCCAACAGCGGTCGGATAAACGTCGCCAGCGACGGGAACAAGATCAGGCATATTTTCCTCTCAGTTTAGTTGTTGTTTTCCAGGCTGCTAGCAACAGCGTCAAACCTCGGATTGTCAGTGTCGAAGCAGCCGGAGCCAGCAAGTATCTCTCTTACTGATTGGCACGTTGATCCACTGAACTTCGTACACCCCTGTTTGCATGTAGACTGGCTCCTTGCGCCCCAGTGCTCACACAGTTTGCAGTGTCTGATCAGATTGTGCTGGGCTTGCCTCATCGATTGCGAAATCTGGCTTTCTGGTTTCGTTCCAGACACAACAATCCTCAGGGGCTGCCCACAACACTCGACCTTAGCCGAGCGGTCTACAATGTGAGTTCTCCCGCACGTTACACACTTTCGGGAACTCACCAGGCCCAGCTCCCGCTAACGACGCCAATATCTGCATACCATTCGGCCTGCGTGATAACGATCGGAGTAACGCAATCCTCGTCTAACCCGGAGATGCTGCTTGTGCATCCAGATCCAATGTCGTACTCGGACTTCGCACCGGTGATCGTTAGAGTAAACCCATCCTCGAAGTCATTCGGGTCGAGCGATGACGAAGCCGACCCCCCAGACTCAAATACGTGCTTGTTGAGTGAACTGCATGATATAGTGTACGTGAACTCTAGGCCGAATGATGCGTCGTAGTATGGTTTTCCGTATGGAGCTGCCTGAGTTTGTGTCTCCCACTCCAGCGTCATATTGTAACTGTACGAATAGAATGCCGGTCCAAAATTCCAGTCAGCGCAGTCATAGTCTTCGCCTCCAAACGGCGAGTCATACCATCGCACCAACTGTCCACTTGACGCACACAACGAACTAATGCGGTGCGTGTAGTATGGCTCAAGCGGATCGTCACCGTCCCCGGTTGATGGAGATTGATTGCACCGAAGCACCGTCCCTGTGGCCCACGGCGCCGACCCGCTTCCTGCTGTGCTGCACCTGTAGATCAAATCCCACGGCTCCCACCCGCTGATCGTGAAATCTGGCATCCAGTAATCATCTAGAAACGACGGGTCATCTTGATAGAGATGGTTTCGCGAAAGTTTCTTGACAACCTTGTATGCGCAGTTGGTTGCTGGTGCTGTCCAACACTGCTTAGTAAACACGGGCGTCTCGCCGCTTTCATCAACCGCAACCTCAGAGCTGCCAATAGTGAAATCTTCTACCGTGGCGCTTGTCCATTCTGCCGAGAATGAGTTTGGTGCGTTAGACGACCTAGATACCGTCAGGATAGCGTGTGCTCGGCCAACGGCGCCGGACAGCAGATAATTGCCAAATCCAAGCAGGTAGGCGTGTGTTGGCGTAACACGCAGCTCAAACGAGAACAGCTCGCTAGAGGGCAAGTGGCGACTCGGTTGCCCAATCTCTGCCGTTGTTCCGTCTAGCGTTATTGTCTGCAGGTCGGTGTCAATGACATAATCGACCGAGTCGATCGTAAACGTGACCTCCCCTTTCATCTTGAAACGAAGGTGCCACGCCTCTTTCCCGGTGATGAAAGACGATGGATCAACTGGACCGTCAAGGTCGACTTGATTAGAGCCGGACCCATTCGATGCTGACCCGCCAATTCCTGCCGACCAACTTCCAGCAGAGAATAGCTCGATTTCAGAGCACTGGCCACAGCACAGACAAGAGCCTGCCCTATTTTTAGCTGGCACCGCAATCCTCCCAGTTGGCAACGTAGAGACCATTGATTGCAACGGCTTGCGTATAAGAGCTACCGTTGACAGCTTCTAGCCCCATGTTAAAGACAGTTGCCGTGATGCCGCTGCTTTCAGCATCTAGTGCAGCCGCAAGCGTTGCGTCAGTTCCGTCAAAACTAAGGTAGTAAAGCGTGCAAGTGGCCTTGCCAAGAGTCGTACCAGACCTGGCCGGAATCCCGCCAGAAGGCGTCAAAAATATGCGGAATGGAGAGCCCTTGTCCGCAAACACATAGTTGCCGTCGCACCAGACCGCAAAGTAGAAGGCGTCATTTTCGATATGAATTCTGTTCGGGTTGTGCACCAGAACCTTCATGTCGGCTAATGACTTCCAGTCGTTGATCTCGCTTGGTGTCGCGTCAAGGATGTCTTCCGCTGCTGGTCGGTTGACGGTCCGGACTTCATCCGAGTCCAGTCGATTAACATCCGAGCCTGGAGTATAAGTAGAAACAACATTGCACTCAACAGAAGGAGCGATAAACTCATTGTATGCAGATCCGTCAGGGGATGTGTTGGTACGAGCGAGCCCAGCGTGGGACGGTGTCGCAACAAGGATGATCTTATTGAAGTCAAGGTCCACGCTGTTCCGGCCAACGCCCATGCCATTCATGGCAAAGTTGCGTAGGTCGACAGCGACTTTCCTGCTTTTGAATCCGTACATTAGACCCTCAGAAACTTTCCGGTTCCGGTCTTAAAGTTGATTTGCGGATCACTCCTGAAGAAGTCAAGCGGCGGGATGCCTCCCTGCTTACTCTTCTGATGTGGAAGGCCGTTCGACTTCATATAAATAGGCCCTACCGAAGCAGGGTTCTTAGGGATAAGAAGGACGCGAGAAGTGGGGTCGTCCGCGATGGTGTTCACTACTGAGTCAGCCCGAATCCTCACCTGTTCCCAGCCGACAGTCCTATCCTCAACTGTTCCGTCATCCTTAAGATTTTTCAGCTCATATTGCTTGCACTTAATCGTGTATGCAATCTTGTACGTGTACTGGAACCCGCCGCCAGATAGCGGCATTCGCACGTACTGCCAGTCGATATTCGCAATCTGAGCCTGATAGGGATCAAAGCCCTGCCAGATATCCTTGTTGCATCCGTAGATTCGCTCTCGTATCTTGTTCAGGTTGAAGGAGTTTTCGTACTGAGTAACCGTTGCGACGTAGGCACAGGACTTGCGAGTAGTGGGCGAAGCGTATAGCATGCCGGTTGGCAACACACACTCCTCGGGACCAGGGTCTTCAACAGACGGATCTTCTGACCATGCCGTCTCTGTCGACTCTTCGATCGCCCATGAAATTAACGGGTCAAGCTCTTCTGGATCAGTGGGCGGGGCCACCTCACCGGCATCTGTCGGAGACTCGTCGGTATAGTCGACGGTAACGACGTACCGGTATGGGTTAATTGAGTCCCGTTCCGCAGACTTAGAGGTAGCTATCAGGTATGGCCGAATGAATCCGCTAACCGGGTTGACATAAACCGTCTCGCCAATTACCGGGACGCCGGTTTGAGACATCGCCTGCATTGCGTCAACGTCAGATGGTACGGTTGCACCATCGAAGATGACCTGGAACTCAGTTTGCCACGACCGAGAAAGCCTCGGTGTTGCAGACGACAGGTCCAGCGTTTCGCTGCCGGTCTCATTTCGAATCTGGCACACTGTTGACGTAATGGGCACTAAACAGCCCTCCCTTGGATAGCTTTGATCATTTGATCGGCTTTCTTATCTACCTTTCGCTGCCGCTCTCTCGCTTCCTGCCGAATGGCCTCAAGCTTAGCGTTGCGTGCCCGGTCTAGACGCTCTTGGACAATCGCTTCCTTCCTGGCTTGCTGACGCACCTGGATAAACCTGTAATCTTCACCGCCTTTTGAAAGGTCGGCTTCAGGAGATCTCTGAGATGCTTGGGCCTGAACCGTTTGCGTAAACTGCTTAACACCAGCAACACGGGCGTCGGCGGCATCCTTGATTGAACGCTTAATAGCATCGGCACGGTCCTTGATGGACGACACCTTGCTGTCAATTGCGTCCTGTCGATCTCGCTTAGCCTGAGCCGCAGACAGCCTTGACTTTTCTTTGATCAGCTCAGACTCCTTCCTGGCTGCAAGTAGACGATCCTTCAAGAACTTAGGCCCATTGAAGTAGACTTGCCCCGGATTCCTTGACGCAGCGTTCTCGGCCTCCTGCTCGATGATCTCCTTGATGATCGATTCGGTAGTCATGATGCGGCTGTTCTTGTAGTCAAGCGAAGCACGATCAAGCATTTGCTGAGCCTTCTGCTGCTCTGTCATTGTATCTAACAGCTTCGCCTCGGACTCGGCACGCTCTTTGGCAGCTTCGGCAAGTCGCTTCTCTTCATGTGTCTGGAATCCCAGCAGCTTCGCCTGTTTATCAAGGACATCCTTGATCCTCAGTTGAGCCTCATACTCAGTGGAAGTCCCGTTGAGCATTGCGTTCCATTCGTCCTTCCTTCGGTTGATCCAGTTGTCCTCACGCCCTCCTTCTCCCTTCTGAGACCAAACCTCATTTGCGTACTGCAGACGCTTTAGGTCATCTCCAATAAGGTCGAATGCGTACTTCAGTGAAGGTGCAAGGTCTTCGCCGATATTGATCATCAGCTCGTTCATGTCGTTCATCATAACACCCCATTTGCCCTCCAGGGTGTTAGCTCCGTCTTCAAGGCGATTCGCGAACATGCCGCCCTCGCTAGTCATGTTCTCCAGCGCTTTCAGGACGTGAGCCGACGAGATCTTGCCTGCTTCCATGGCATCCAGGAATTCGCTCATATCGACCCCTGCTACCTTTGCAATCTCGGACAAGCCAAACCCGGCATTGATGAGCTGGTTTTTCTCCTGGCCCATCAGCTTTCCGTTGGCCTGGATCTGAGCAATAGCCTCGGTCAATCGCATCATCTTCTCGCTATTGCCACCGGCGACAGTGCCGATCTGCTTCATGATTGGGACGATCCCTTCAATGCCATGGCCGTAGCTCACCCACTTGCCAGCACTGTCCGTCAGCTGCTTTGTCGTTAATGCCGACTCCCTAGCGATGGCTCGGAACTGCTCAACAATCATTCCGCCCTCCCACTTGCCGACAACCGACTGCAAGTCAACAAGCTGGGTTTCAAACTCAGCAAATGCGGTGGCTGACTTCCCGGCTAATGCGGCTGCCGATATAACAATGCCTACTCCAGTTGCAGCACCGACTGCTCCACCAGTGGACAGCCCGCCGAAGCCAGCTGCCAAGCCAGCCAATCGTCCAGCTGCACCGTACCGAGCACCACCAACAAGCGAACCCGCAGCGCCGCCAACGTTGCCAGGCATCTTTGAAAATGCGTTGCTCCGCCTCTGTGCGTCAAGCTTCATCCGCTCACGAGTGATTCGGGAAATTGACGAAGAGTGGGAGCGGTTTGCAGCCGTTGCTGCTTTAACGGCAGTGGTCTCCCGCTTGATAGATGCGGCCGACTTCTCGTGCTCGATCCTCGCCTTTTCAGCGAGTCGGTTGTGCTGACCCTTGGTAATCAAACCCTTTTTCAGAAGCAGCTCAAGCTGCTTCATCCGTAGGTTATATGTGCCAAGCGGTGACAGCGAGTCCTTGAAGGTCTTCTTTAGAAAGTTGGCCTGCCTAGCACTGCCCTTTACGCCCTTGACAAACCCGGCAGTGTCCGCCATGATGTCATAGCGAAGCTTTCCGATTGTGATTGTTCTTGGCATTTTCGTTCAGGCGTGCTAGCGCAACTTCGGGAGAGACCATTTCAGACTGTTGCTCTTCCATCTCTGAAAGCTCAAAGGCGATCCACTGGTCTATGATAACGGGGCTTACAGTGTTCATCCAATAGCAAGGGTCATCGATGCCGAGACCCTTGCATATCTTGAAGACCATTCTCAACACGTGGTTGCTCTGGAACTGCTTTATCAGCCGCTCTACTCGCCCGTGTCGTTTTTTTCAAGCTCGTTGTTTACTACAGCGATCGCTTCCATGATTGGATCAAGCGACTCACTGGCTAAAGAGAGAACCTCATCGAGATCAGATTCTTTGAAGAGATTGTTGCCTTCACTGTCGCATAGCTGGTCGATCAGTGAATAGGCTCGACGGCGTGCATGCTGCTCGGGAATTGCGTTTCCGCTTTTGTCCCACAGCGCACCGATGCGTCGACATCGCAGCAATTCCGTTCGCTGCTTGATGTAAAACTTGCCCAAGAGTTCATGCTCAAACTCTTGGACTTTCGGCTTGAACCGATCAACTAACGTCGCTTTCGTCAAAGTCATCTTGAAAATCTTGCTCCAGGGAGTCGAGCGTATCCTTGTCAGGATCATAATCGGCAGGCTCGACACTGCTCACTTTTGATCCTAAGATTACTTCGACCTGTTTTTCAATCTCCGCCTTATCTAGTGGCGAGATTCGAGCAATAAAGCAGACTTTCGAACCATCCTTCCACGACTTGTAGCCAACAGTCGTGCCATCCACGACAACCTTGTACTGCGGGAGCGTCTCCCGCTTTCCAGTGGCAAAGTTGGCTGCTTCGTGTGAAAGTAATTGAACTTGCATTTTTGCTCCAGGTTAAATGTGTTCGCTTACGCTTCCGCTGTCCAAGTTGGCCCAGTGTCACCATCGAATGCGAACGTGACGTTCACAATCGCCAGCTCATTATTGGCAAGGTCAGGAAGGTTAAAGTCGGTGACAAATCCGGTGCCAGCCAGGATTGCACCAGCCGCGCTTCCGGTGTTTTGCTTGACGAACGTGACAGTCAAGGTGTCAATCGACCCCATGATGCCAGTGCCGGTTGCAAGGTCTGCACCGAAGTCGTAAGTCGGATCAAAGATGATCTCAAGCTGACACTCTCCTGGGTCAGTTAGATCACCTGGAATGTACTTCATGAAGCCAGCGCTGTCAAGACAGCTCGCGTCAATCTTCTCAAGCACAAAGTCGGGCAGGCTAATCGACCGGACGCATCCAGTGATACCATTGGTGGTGAGCACGGCAGTAGTGCCGTTCCCGGTCATACCTTGATAGGCCACTTCTAAGCACCTTCAAAAGAGTTGTAAGAAACATCAAAACTTTGAACAGACCTGAATTGCCATTGGTCTGTTCCATCGTTTGGCTTATCCACTAGGTGGATGATGCCGGTATTTTGGCTAATACCTCGAATTGGCGTACCGGATACAACGCCGATCAGCCCATTCAGTGATTCTTTAATTGCTTGCATGACGAGATCGGCTTCAAGCCGTGACCTCCCATATGCTTCAATCCTGACAGTTGCGGTCTCGAATCCCACAAAACCGTTGAGGCAGTTTTCAGCACGTTCCGTCACAACATACATCAATGCAGCTGGACGTTGCGAATCCTGATTGATTACGTCTGTGTGGAGCCTCTGTCCGATCAGGTCAGTGACCGCTGTGCTGCCAAGCAGCGTTGTCGACAATGCTCCAAGTACCGTCACGCCTTAGGCCACCTTTCTTTAATGACTCGAACGATTGCAGCAACCTGCTGTGTAGCGGTCTCCTTAGCTGCTGGCTCAAGAAACGGCATCGGCTGGATCCTGTCGATGTCATTCACGCCGCCCCACAAATAGTGAGCAGCAGGCTTCGGGTATGAGGCTGCCCCAAACTCAAGCAGGTGACCGAATCCAAACTTCTTCGCCTCTGGCCCGACAATCACGACAACAGGAGACTTCTTCCTGCGAATAGTTGGGAGAGACTTAATCTTAATAGAACGTGACAGGTCGTCGTGGTTGCCCGAGGCCCTCTTGGCGGCTGCCTTGTTGCTCCACTTTTCCCTAGTTCCAGTGTTTCGCGAGTTACCTGGGGTGCCGCCTGAATATGGCTGCCGACTCTTAATCGCTCTGACATTGGCAGCAGCTTTCTTCTGAACAATCTTTGCAGCGGCAGTCAAGGCAGGTTTGACGACCTTGGCCTTCATGCTGTTGTCAAGTGCCCCGAGGGACTTGATGATTTTTGCCAGGTTATCCTTAACCTCACCGTCAATCAGCTTCGACGACTTCTTGCGGCCTTTTTTAACTGACTTCGCAGACTGCTCAAGGTTTTTAAGAATTCCCATCGTTCTCGCCGCGAAGCTCTATCCTTCGCTCTGATTGCAATCCATCTGTGTCAATGATCGCTACTATTCCGTACTTCTTGCCATCAATGGTGCATCGGTCGCGGACTGTAATGTCAGCAGCGCCATAGAACTCACCAAAAGCAACATGAGTGGTCTTTTCGTTGACCATTCTACCGCGAAGAACCTCACCGCCGACAGTGGTTACGACTTCGCAAGGCCAGGTGTTGCCAACCACGTCCCAGTCGCCGTCTGTTTCGTATGTGGGGCGATTGAGGGCGTCAACGGTTCCGTCGTGGCGAGTAAACACCGCCGTCCATCGCCGTTGACCGATTCGCTTTCGATATGCCATTAGTAAGCTGCCCGCTCAAAGAGACTGATGATTCGATCGTAGGCGACTTCCTGGCTATGCAGTGCGGACCCCTCTTGCGCTGGATCGAAGAACCACTTACCGATGCAGAGCAGTATCGCTTGCTTAAAGATTCGTGGGACGGTTGTTGGCCCGCCGTATCCTGCAACAAACGTGACCTGAACAGCGTTCGGGTTGTCTGGCTGCACAGGAGGCCACTCAACCTCTGGGGCCCTGAACACCACACCGCGTCCTGCGTCGAATACATACTCACTCGTAGCCAACGTCTGGGTGGACCCGTCCGTGTCGACATATTGGATGAGCGAAACCGACTGCACCGCATCCTTGTGCAATACTATGCCTTCAGAGTGGTCACAAGTCTCTGCCCAGTCAAACTGGGTTTGCTTGTATGTAGCTGTAACAACCTGCTTGTCCAGGTCGTGCTCAACGCGGTCCGTGGCTGCCTCCATAAGCAGAGTCAGGCCATCGTCATGCGTGGTGTCGTCAGGCGACAGTCTCAGGTGAGACTTCACTTCCGCCAGTGTCACCGGTAGCGACGCTGGCTGGCTCGTTCTCTGCAATGTCCAGTGTACTGTCATCTACAGATTCATCCTCAGGACTCTCGACAACTCTTGGTGCAAGTTCGCCACTCTTCAAACGCTTCGTGTTTGGCTTGATTTTTGACGCTGCACTTTCGAGCTTCTCTTGAAGTTCCTTAGACTGTCTTGCAACAAGCGATTTGTATTTCTTTTGCGGAACAAGCACGCCAAACTTCACGAGGGTCTTGAAGACACCCTCTTTCAAGTCAGCCTGCTCTACCGCTTGGCCCACCTGGTATCCAGAGCGGGCCTTTGTGAAGCAGTATTTAGCCATTAGCCAGTGATGGTAATCTTTCCGAGTACTTCGGGGTTGGCGACCTTGAGATCGATACGCTCAGTGCCGATGACGCCAACTTGGTCGTTTTCCGCGTAAAGCTCGTTCAGAACCTTGAAGGACCATTGGCGACGATCACCAAGGTAGCAGCCGATTCCAAGGTCTCCGAAGACAGCCAGCAAGTCGCCAGCGGTCGACGCCGTCGATCCTGACATCACGTTTACGAAGTTCACTGGATACCCGAGCAGCATGGGACGCTGCGCGCCCTCCAGGTTTGCGATCGTGTTTCCGCCCGCTGCGTTCAGAAGGTCGCGGATTGGCCCATGAAGCAGGGTTGGGTTCATGTACCATTCGTTGACCGCACCGACGATTGGGTTGCCGATCGAAACCGTGCATGCCGTCAGGTCGTCCAGGCCCAGGGCGGCGACGGAGGCGACGTTAGTGTCGCTGACGTTTGAATCACCCTCGATTCCCGTAGTGTTTACGCCACCGCTGACTCCCAAGAACAGGTTGGTGTCCTCAGCGGTTGCCACCGAATAGGCGATGGACTCAACAACCGTATCCATGATCGAAATCACAGAATCCTCGCCAACTTCGCTGGACATCTTGACCAACGCAGCGATCTTCTTGGCGGTCAGATTGATCTGAGCGAACGTAACGTCGCTCTCGGTAATTGCTGCGGCTTCCGCAGGGTAGTAGACGGTAGCGTGCGCCGTCAACTTTGGAATGTCCTGCGTCAGGGCGGTCATCACGATGCGACGACACTTTTGGCGAGCAATGCCGCGTGTCTCAAGCAAGTTGATGAGCGTGTTCGCCAACGGCGCCGGAACGGTGAACCCGCCCTTTGCGTCAGTGCCGACGCTTTGAGCAGCCAAGATCTCACCGGCCTTGGTATCGCCATTGATGTAGGCCAGATAGCGGCTCGCCAGATACGCATCCTCTGCACTGGCAAAGTGCCGCGACTTCTGCCCCGATAGGACTCGCGGAAGCTTCACTGAATCATTCACAACCACGCCCTGAACCCCCGGAGTATCTTTGTCTTTCGTTCTTCGTGCGATGACTTCAGCGCGAGCCTTCGCGTATGCTTCAGCAGACTCAAGCTCTGCCTCAAATTCCTTAACCTTCGCGTTCAACTCCACAACGCGGTCGCCGCTGTCATCGTTGTCAAGCTCGACAAGCGTTTCCAGTTCAACGGTGACTTCTTCCAGCGATGCCTTGATTTCTTCAACAGTGCGAGCCATCTCTCTTTTTTCTCTCAAAGGGCTGTGTGTTTGCTAAATCTGCGTGTTACCACCATTCTTAGTGACACGCAGGCCACCGAAAGAGGGGTTAGCTGGCAATTATAGCATAAATTGGAAAATAGTAAAACTAACCGCCCAAATGGCGTCTTGCTCGCTGGATTGACATCCTGGCGAGGGCTGCGAGGGCAGGATTCATGCCAAAGGTGGCGACAGGAGTAGCCTGTTTGGCCTGGTGGCCAGCAGTATCGGCCCCTGGGTCAGTCACGGAGTCCACGAAACCAGCTTCTAACGCCTGCGGGGCGTCGTACCAGGTCTCGTTGGTCATTGCCTCCAGCAGCTCAGCCTGGTCCATGCCAGTCTTCTCCGAGTAGACTTCGGCCAGATCCCTGTCCATCATCTCCATTAGATCGGCAGTGTGCTTAAAGTCGCGGCAGTTGCCTACGGCCACGGTCCACGCACGGTGGATCATGTACTTCGCATTCTTGAACATCGAGACGGTGTCGGCTGCACATGCTATCAGTGTGGCGCCAGAGGCGCACAGTGCGTCAATATGCACATGAACCTTATGTGGGAACGCTTTAATTGCGTTGTATGCCGAAATGCTTTCAGTGACAACGCCACCTGGAGAATTAAGGTTGATCGTCACAGGCCCATCGTGGTCGCTCAGCGCCTCGGCTAGCATATCCGATGAGATCATGGTTTCCTCATCGGTGCCGATGACACCTCTAAACGTAATTACGCCGTTTTCGACATCATTTTTGAACCGCATTACTGTCGTCTCCCTCGCTTTCGCTTGCTTCCGGTTTCTCTTCCGCCTCTGGCTTGCCGCCAACGGCGTGGTAATCGTCTTTCAGGTCATCCACGGGTTGGAGCCCGTGCATTTCACGCACATCATTGCCGCTCACCGCTTGCTGCTGGCGAAGCTTTGACGTGTATTCAGCCAGAGAGATCTTGTCGTGAACATACAACACTGACGTATTTAGCTTATACTTGTAGCGCCCAGTGATACGCTGCTGCGGGCTCAGCATTTTCTTGTCCGCCTCGGCTTCGATCTTTCCGATCCATCGCCCGAGGCAGTTTGTCAGATACGCTGAGTTCCTCTCCGTGACGGACTTATACGTCGACCCGGTATTGTCGCCAAACACAGACTCAAGCAGGAAGATCATTGCCATTCCTTCACGCTGGAACTGGCGTTGCTCAACGTATCCACTGTTGTTTGTATCATTTGGAAGCACATGGGCGGTCATCCCGCTGTGGATTAGCGCGGTCTTTCCGGCCTTGTCCAATCCCCGGTGTGCCTTGTTAAATCCATCCATAAATTCCTGTCGATCCTTCTCGGCCTTAAATGCACCTCGCGGCGCCTCAAGGATCAGTCCAGGTCGCCCCGCATTGCGAAACATCGAGCCGGAAGCTTCTTGGCCAGCAATTGCAAGACCAAAGGCATCTTTCAGCAGATCAATCGGGCTATCGCCCCACAACCCGTTAGATGACAGGCCCATAACATAGAAAACTTCCTTGTCTTCTAGGACATACATCTGGCCATTGCTCAACTCGCGGTCTTTGAGCGGTCCAACCTCAGTCCCTGTATTAAGAGTGACAACATGATACCGCTCGCCGTCGTGGATGACGGTCTGTGCATTTGCGGCTTGGATCGGGTACAGTGCAACTGGAACTCCACGGGCGTTTCTTTCGATATAAAGTCGACCATTCCCATGCACAAGTGCGTCAAACATCAACTTCTCCATCACCGTGAAGCGATTGAAGAACTGCGACCCACTCGAAAACGCGACAGCACCAGGATCGCCAACAACCTTGGTCGTTACTGTTCCGCCATCAGACACAAGCTGCCTGCACTCGACTTCCATCTGAGCGATATGGCCAGTGATCTTTTGGATCGCCATATTGACTTCTGGGATGCCGAGAATCGTCCTGTAGGTTACCGGGATTCCAGCGGCGGAGTTCGCTGAGATGCCCAGCGCCTGCATGAGCCATGCCGCAGGACTCTTCAACCCGGATGTCGCGGTTGCGAACATCGTTCCGATATTGCTGATAGCTGACATATTAGTAGGTTAGAAATCCTGTGGTTCTTCCTGGCGACACCATGGCTCGGCTAAAAGCCATAGTTAAAGCCACGACTGGGTCAATCTTTTCAGCACACTCAGCCTTGGCATACATGACACGATCATTGCGGTCGGAAACCAGGACTGCGTTCTGGATACACCACCTAAGAAGCCTGTCGCCGTCGTGCGTGAACCGGCCATCGGCAATGGCTTGGCGCAGTTCACATATAGGCTCGTTGAAGTGCCTTGTGGACTGTGCCATGGTGACAGCCTCCAGCCCTTCGCTTTCCAGCCTTTCGCCAGTTGCTTGTGCCTGGTACGGGTCAAATGCGACTTGGTAGCATCCGTGCTCGCTGCACTGCTCCATGACGTCACGTTCGAGATCGGATAGCGGGTACTTCGACTGCCTGATGAGCCCCGAGTCGATGAAGTCGACAAACGGCTTCGCCGATGTGTCTCTCACTGTGTCGTGGGCAAGGTACGCAAACACCCTTCCTTCGTAGCGGTACACAGGGTGCTCATCACCGTGATCATCTTCCGCAATGTCACCAGTGTCAAAGCGAGCAACAATAGCAAATGCAGCCAAATCATCGCGGCTTCCAAGGTCAATGCCGCATCCGAAAGCGTCCGCTTCCGACCAGTCGCTAAGTTCACCTTCACATTTGTCATACTGGTCAATATCAAATGCACTGTCTAGATTGCTCACCAGGCGATTGCCATGATACCTGGTGAATCTGTTGAGTGCGACTTTGTCTACCCGAGCTGGCTTAGCCTGACTCTCCAGGTACTCTTCGGTCATCGTGACCCCGAGGCACGGATTGGCCTTCAGCCAGTTCGCTGGATCAAGCGGGTCGTCATCTTCGTCGAGTTCGTAGCTCAGCGTGAAGTATGATTCGTCGATATGATCGCCTACTGCAACGCCAGTTGCGTAACTCCACTCGGACTTCCACACCTCGGAGGAAGTTGACCCTGCCGTTGTAGTCACAATAAAAAGCGGCTGAGAGCGAGACCCGGAGCCGGTTTTCATGGTATTGATAAACTCCATTTGGTTGCCCTGCGAGCGAAACGCATGAAGTTCGTCGATCTGTACGATACTTGGGTTCAGGCCATCAAACGCCTTGTCGGAACCAACCGTAACAATGTGGCCTCCGTTGTGCCTGTATGTGATCTGCTTATTTTTGTGATCGCTCATCGAGGCAATATGCGGAGACTGCGCTCGCATACGGATGCACTCGGCCATCGTCACCTTGTCGGCCTGCTCTTTCTTGGAGGCGGCCAAGACAACCTGTGCGACAGACTCAAATACCCCGGTGATCGGGTTGCGATCGAATCCAGCCCCAAAAATACACAACGCAGCTGCGAGAGTTGACTTCCCGTTCTTTCTTGCTACGGAGATGTAAGCCTTGGTGAACCTTCGGCAGTGGTTGTCGACACGCTTCCACCCAAAGATAGAGGCGATCGCAAACGCCTGCCATGGCTGCAAAACGAACGGCTTGCCAACATCCTTGCCGATCGAATGTTTGATCATCGTCGGATAGAAGTCGCAAACGGCCCTCGCGTGATCGGCGTCAAAGTAATACGGAAATTCATCCGTATGCTGCCTTCGAAGGTCATTGATAAAGCGTCTGCAAGACCCGATCACCGAATTGCAGGCCGTGATTCTGCCGCCTAAGACGCCGTCAACGTAGTCGTTAATTACCCAAATGGGGTCATCACGGTCCACTGCCAAGCCTCGCCAAAAGATCGGCAACCTCATCATCAGAATCCTGACTACGGTCCACTGGCTTTGCAAGCGAAGCCCTTGCGGACGGCGTGAGGCCAAGCTCGGACATCAACTTCACGTGCAGCTGCGCATATCTCTGGTAGTTTGTCGCAGACCCGCTTGCCTTCTGGCCACCATCCCGCGTTATCGAGGTGTCGCCATTATCCTGAAGATCTTTTGCGCACAGCAGTAGCTGCCTGTAGTTTAGCACGTAGGCGGTCAACAAGTGTGCATCCTGTGTGCAAATGAGGCCCATCGATTGCAGCTTTTTGACAGTGTCGTCCCACAAATCTGACGACATCTTGTCGCCTTCGATAATGCTCGGCTTAGGCGGACAATCATCGTCCACGGGGATAATTTCCCTAACCCGCTCTGGATGCTTCTTTGCCGAGCCATCAATTGCGGCCAGCTTCTGGTTCTTTGGTCTAGGTGCCATCGATCAAATTATACCAGATTTTCCACGAAATGGAAAATATGACTAGCAGCGAATCCGATACGGGATCCCGAACACCCATCCGTGCATGACCTGGAGCCTTGGTGGGAGGTTTAGCCTCTTCCACTCGCCGCCAGTGAAGTGCTCGGTATAGGGCTTTTTGTTGACATTTTCCGTGAACGGGTCAATAAATCGCCACCCATCGCCAGGATGCGGCGGAGCTGATCTAGGAACAGCAGCCGGTCGATTCCTTGCCAGACCGCTGGGGATTTCGCTGGCTGGTGTCCAGGTTCCTGCGACATCGCATATCATATGGGGGAGATGTGCATCGAAGTCGTCAACGTCAGGGTCGACAAACCGAAAGCCGATTGGCGGATTGTTGTCAAAACTGGGACCGTTGCTTGCGGTTGTCAGTTCCCTTAATAGGTCGCGATGATCCATGGAAGATTAGCCCTGGTGACTCGTTGCTGTCTGTTGGTTGGAAATATGCACCACTTTCGCTTGGGTTCATGAACTCAAACATCAGGAAGTTCGCAGCATCGACGAGAAATTCGGTGTTTTTGGTTTCATGATATTTGTTGATCCGCAACTGAACATTCCGCAGGAAGTCGCTAGTTGCTTCCTTCACTGGACCGTATTTATGATAGCTGACGGCAACGCGATGTAGCATTCCGTCTAGGAATTGTTGCGAGTACTCGCTCTTTGGCGCATGGTGGCTCATTAGTAGATTGGCTCCAATTCGTAAGTTTCGGACGCTTCTTCGTGGCCATCTTCAAACAATACCGCGTACATCGTGAATGCGGTTACGCCACGTTCGCCGTCTGTGTACTCCCTAACGGCTTTCTGAAAAGCGTCGATGACAGCATTCATAAACTCAGCCATTGAGGCAGTTTCGTCAGTTACCGGAACAGTAGGGTCCCTAACCAGTCCAGTCGACTCCAGAAACGTGGACGGCGTCAGCTTTCCGGCCCAGTTTTGTATATTTGGCCTCTTGCAGGTCTTTCCGCGCGCTCCTGGCGGCAATGGCTGCCCAACAAGGAAGTCCACCGGCAGCAGCCCGTTCACGGCCATTATGTCGGCTGAGATTTGACTTCCTGCTGGGGTGAATAGCGAGGCCACCGGCTTGATTTGTCCGTCCCGGCACTCGTTAACGGTGATTTTCAAGGTTTTTGCCATAATTTGCTCCATTTGTGACGCATTCCATGATAGCACGGTTGACAAAAAAAACAAACATCCTATACTTCCGCCTCATTCCCAATCGCCTAGGGAATTTTTGAGCAGGGCAGAAATGCGGTTTCGCTTATAAGGAATAATATAATAATATAATATATATATGATATATATATGTGTTATTCACATTATTCCTGTAGGGGGGGTTGTTTTATACTGTTCTACTCTTAGTATATTAGGGGTGGGGCCCTACCTGGGTGCAAAACAGGGAATTTCGGGAAAAAATCTAAAAAAGCCGCAAAACGCGGCATTTTCTACAAAAGTTGATACCAATCTACTCGGAGTAAAACAGGGAACGCATGGAAATCGATCGATTTAAGGACGTGCCAAGCGAAATGATGGCAGAGAGACGGTGGGTGAATTGGGGAAAATTCCTTAGAAACGGGGGAATGACCAAAGCGCCTTTCAAGCCTTGCCCATCTAGCCCATCTTTACAGATGGCTAGATCGAATGATAGCTCGACGTGGGGCACTTTCGAGGAAGCGATCAAGACGATCGCCTCTCACGAAGCGGACGAACTCGGAATTGGGTTCATGCTTGGAGATGGATGGTGCGGCATTGATCTGGATCACGTCGCCCCAGAAGGCGAAGTACTCGGCCAAGCTCAGGAAATCATCAACATGACCGCAGGAGGGGGGTACATGGAGAGATCTCCTGGTGGGGACGGCATTCACATCATCTTCAACTGCGACAAACCTGCCGGGTACACCTCGGTGAGAAAACTAGACATCGGATCTGCGGAATTCTACGGCAAAGGCCGGTTTTTTACCGTTACGGGTGAAAAATTAGACGAAAACAGGTCTGTGTGCGAAGGTGGCGGGGGCCTATACAGGGTCGCGGAATCGTTCTTCACAAAGGGTCCAGTGCCGCAAAACAAGCCAGTTGTGGCAACTAAACTGCCACTAAATGCCTCTCAGGCAGAAATATATGCCCAAACTATCATTGATAGCGAGTCATTTGGCGAGGGAAGCCGAAACTCATCCATGTTCAGGATTGCCGGGCACCTGTGGAAGAAGTGTCAAGATGAATCTGAGGTGAAAAGGCTCTGCCTGAGGGTTAACGATGCTGTTTTTTCGCCGCCGCTGAGCGAGCACGAGGTTATGCGTTGCGCCTATAATGGCATCACAAAAGGAACCCCAAGAAACGACAACTACAACGCCGCTGAAGTCTACACAGAAGATCAGATTGAGTTTACGTTTGATAAAGACGCCTTTATCAAGCACTGCAAGGCGTTGGCCAAGGAACAGGTTCCAATCAGCGAATTTGAGTCACTTGGCGGGCTGATTGGCGAGTATGTGCGAAATTACAAAGACCTGTCGCCTGAGTATTTGCCGGAGCTTGGTGTTGCCTCGGCGTTGAACCTGATGTCCACACTGATTGGCGGCTCTGTGGAGTGTGAGGGGTGCGTGCCAAACCTGTTTACAGTTGGCTTAGCCCCTTCAGGTGCTGGCAAAGACTACTGCCGTCGCCTCACATCGGCCACCCTGGAGCAGTCCGGAATGGGTAATCGCAACGGGCCAACTGGGCTCTCTTCTGGTGAAGGAATGGTGTCGCGGCTTGCCGACCAAAATATTACACTTTTTCAGCTTGATGAGGCTGGTGAGTTACTGGCAGAATCAGGAAACGCCAAGAATGCTGTAGCCGCACGCATCGGGAAGTTCTTGAAAGAGGCTTACTCTACGTCCGGTAGCGTATGGAGACCCAATTGCAAAGCCGATTCGAAGTCAAACATCACTATTCAATACCCTTACCCTGTGGTGTACTTCACGACGACGCACGAAAGATTCTGGCAGTCGTTTTCGGAAGAATCGGTGGAAGATGGGTTCCTGGGTCGATTGCTGGTGTTTGAGCAGGCTGGGTACACGCTTCCAAGGCGAGGGACAGTATATAAACCACCGGTTCCGTCTGATAAGCTCATTAGGCTTGCCTCGGCTTGGGCAGATGCAAGAGGTGCGGGAGACCTCCCTCCTGAGCTGTTTGCTGGCAACCGATTGCACTGGACCGTTGGACCGAATGCCAGAAAATGCCTTGACGACTTCTTTTATGAAGTGGACTACAACGCATGGTCGCCGCGAAAGAATAACGGTGACTCAGCGTTATGGAAGCGAACCAAAGACAAGATCATGAAGGTTGCTACAGTCTTAGCGGCATCAAGGCAGGGCCCTACCGAGGACGGAGTCATCGAGGAAGTCGATGCAGTGCTCGCAATTAACCTAGTTAAGTCGCTGACGTATAGGGTGCTAAGAAGGGTCAAAGACGACCTTGTCTCTGGCGAGCATGACCGTGCCCAGAAGAAAATTATGACCGCAATCGAGAGACTGGGTGGTTTTCGGGAGGGGGTGATCTCCCGCCATGTAAGGGGGCTCGATAAAAGAATCAGAAATTTAGCGTTAGAGGACTTGATTCAAGCAGGACAGCTTGTTAGAATCATGAAATCAGACGGAAAGGTGTGGCTCATAAAACCATAGGAACAGATATGCCAGTTACATTTACAGCAGACTATATTGACAGAGTTCGCGAGATGGTGAGGGGGATACCATATAACAGAACTGAGATAACCGCACCAAGGCGACTTCGCAGTCCAATGCGATTTAACGGCAGAGACTACTGGACGCTGGATGAGTTTAGGGATGCCGTTGACGACAAGATTGAACATCGAGAAGACATGCACAGGAGGTACAGAGAACGCAACGTGTCCGAGGCAGTAAGGCGGGCCAGGGCTGGAATGGAAAATATGAGGGGAGCAGCACGAATCATCTCCAACGGCTTACACAGTCGATTTAGGTCGCCACTCTCATTCCACTACTACATGGAAACAACTGGTGGCAGGATTAACCCTCGTGAAGCATATTTCGCTGTATCTGCCTGTGACGATCGAGAAGTAAGGTCTCAACACGCAGAGTTAACCCTAGCCTCCGCAGTGGAGGCAGAAAGCCACACTCAGCTAGCAATGGCTGTGTTAGGTTTACTCCCGATGCTTGCTGGCGTTGTTCACACTGACCAGCCATTGCAGACCCATCGCACAACAACGCCAGGTCGCATTGTTCCTCGCGTGAATTACCAGTGTACGGACCCACAGTCAATCGACTTCTGAATGAAATGACGAAACGAACTGAAAATACTTTGTTATTGATCTCTTGCGTTATCATGGCAGCCATGGTATCATCAGCAGCGGTTGGATCAATCAAGCCTCAAAAGACACTGGAGATGGGTATGGATTGGAATAAAAGGTTCTATATGGAATACAATGCCATCAGGGTGTACCCGGACAGGGTTGCCTTTTTTGTAAATGGTGGTTTTGCCGGTGAAACTGTCTCTGAAGGTGCATGTGTACATGACGGAGACAGGAGGATCTCAGAATCAAGTGCCCGCAGGTGGGTTTCAAATCACTGTCCAGACCATCTCGTGAAGTTTGACGAAATCGTTAGTTCAGGGCCAGGCCCTAAGCATCGCAAAGCATCAGACAAACAGGCCGAATCTCTAAGTTGGTTTTCTGAAGACGATGCCGCCCAGTGGCCTACCGGATGTAAGGTTCTAATTCGAAAGACGATTCTCCATGACGACACAGTAAGCTATGAAGCGGACAATTGTCATCGGCCCGACTGGGTTCGCAGTAGCAGTCGCGTCGGGACGACTCGGGAGTATGCCAGGATGGAGTGATCAGATGAGCATTGGAGGCATTTCTTACGAAGCATTTGGGTGCAAAATATCGTTTGTGCCACACGCAATAGAACGGGTTCGCCAGAGATTTGGGTTTACAAGCGACATAATGATCCCCAACAGGATGATAGTAAAGGCAAGCCAAAAGGTCGTAGACGGCGACGAGTTTCACATTAAAACCCCGCTCTGCACATTCGTTTGCAAGCGAGATTCTGAGAATGAGATCGCAATTGTGACAGTGCTTTTCTCACGTTAGTGATGTCGCAACACCTAACAGCGAATTAACAGCGAGTGCTGCAATGAGACGATTTTTTACATCTGACTGGCACATAGACCATCGCGATGACAGGCCGATGCCAGGCTATCGCAGGCATTTTTTCACTGCTGCGGAGTGGCGAAAGCATTTGCCAGCAATCACCAAAAGCATGATGCGGCCAGGTGACAGGTTGTATATGCTTGGAGATCTCAGCTCATATGGAAAGGTAGGCAAGTGCATGAAGCACGTCCCTAGAGGAACTTGGTTCATTCGTGGCAACCATGACGGAAGCGACGAGAAATGTCAGCGATGCTTTGGTGGTGCGTTCAGGCAGTGTATGGAGATCAAGCTCAGCAAGACGCATAAGTGTTGGTTGTCGCACTACTGCCACATGGTGTGGCCGTCCAGCCACTACGGGTCGATGCACCTGTATGGGCATACGCATGATCTTTTGGAGGGGAGGATGGATACGCTTTTCCCGAACCGCAAGTCAATGGATGTGTCGCCAGAGACTGCCTACAGGCTTTTGGGTGAGTTCAGGCCCTTTACAGAGGAAGAGATCCTTGATATACTTGGCGATCGGAGTGGGCACGACTGTGTGTCCAACTACCGCAAGCAAGAGGCAATCAATCTAATCAACCTTGGCCAATAATTGGCCGCAATTTGGAGCTATGTTATGGAAAATCTTGTAGAGTATGTGTCACACGCGACTGCTGTCTTTAGTGGAGCCAGGGAGCTTGGGGAGACCTACGCAAAGGAATATGTCGTCAGGGAGCTAGCTGTCGGAAGCTTCTGGGCGGCGATCGGCGCCACCTTGTCTATCTTTGTTGTTTTGATATTGGCTAGATGCTGGGTTGACGTAATCAAGGACCGCCGCTACAATCCAGTGGAAGATACGTTTATCATGCTGATCCTTGCACTGGCTTTCACTGCTCCCCCGCTTGCGTTAATGCTGTTTAACGCTGAGAGAGTGATCAAGGCTAAAACCGCACCGACTGTCGTTGTGGTGGATCATGTAGTTACTGAAGTCCTTGGTAAATAATTGGAGAGAAGTGATGAGCAAGACTGTAGGAATTTCCATTGATGATGTTTTTTCGATCGAAGTGCCAGATGGGTACGTTGTGGTTGGTGTCAGGACGCCGAAAGCCGGAGAGTGGTATGTCGAATCCCGGGGAGAGATATCCCGGTGTGGTGTGTCGTGGCGTTCGCTTCCGTGCGCTCCGTGGGCGCTTCATCGTGTCATTGTAAAGCAGAAGCCAGCTGGCATTGACAAGGCTATTGAGATGGTATCGAAATGCGCTTGCGATGCTGTGTATACTCACGTCCGGCAAGACCTGCGTGATGCTGTGCGAATCCTGGAAGAATTTCAAGAAAAGAATAATCCCGGAGAATAAGATGAGCAAGACTGTTGACGTTGTGTTTCCTGTAAAGTTTACAACTGTCATCCCGGAGGGGTATGAATTGGTTCGGATTGGTGTTCCTGATACTGGAGAGCTGTTCGTTGATGGCACTGGCGAGATTCTGGAATGTCAGTGGGTCTGGAGGCATGGCGGGTCAGCCGCATGGGTACAGCACCGGGCCATTGTGGAGAAAGTGGAGACGCTATCTCCGACTGATAAGGCAATACGGGAAGTTGAACTTATACTGGGTACGTCTCTCATGGAATTACATCGCTGGCGTCTAGAGGGAATTATTGAGTTACTGAAGTCAGCTAAGAAACATAACAAGGGGGGAAGTGATGCCAGCGGTAAAGGAAACAGTGAATGCCACGTTTGAAGTAGAAATTCCAAGCGGGTGGGAGTTTTTGAGATTTGGGGTCCCAAAGGCTGGTGAATGCTACCTTTCAAATCGCGGTGGTGGGGTATTAAAATGCGAGGTCGGATGGGCTGTACCTAGAAATCGTCCATTGACGCGGCACAGGGTGATACTGAAAAGGCACCGCTCGTTAGACCAGATTGAACAAGTGGCAAGCAAGGGCATTGAGGAAGCCTACTGTCCGCGAGATCTGGAGCGATTTGAAAAGATAGTTCAGTTGGTTAAGGCATTAAAACAATAGACAAGGAGATTAAGCGATGACAAAGATAAACGCAAAAATTCACGTTGAGTTTGAAGTTGAAATTCCAGATGGGTGGGAGTTTGTCAGACTTGCTGTTCCACAGGATGGTGAATACTACCTTTCAGAAGATGGGCGGGTGTTGGAATGTGAGAGTGGATGGGCTACGCCGACAGTGCGACCATGGATGCGGTATAGGGCGATAGTGAGGAAGGACGACTTGCTTGCGAAGATTGAAAGCAAGGCAAGGGAGTACGCAAAGAGTGGAGCCTACCAGTTCGATCGAACCAGATTCCTTGAGATCGCGGATCTGGCCAAAAAACTGAGAAACCAAAATTAGTCCGATATGGGCTATTTTTGCAAACTAGGCCGCCTGTGGTCGCCCCCCTACCTGGGGGGTATAAAAACCCCACCCCCCGATGGGGGTAAATCTGACTGGGGGGGTGGTATAGGCGAACCACCCAGTAGGGGGCCATGGCTGTGCTGTAGCCCCAGACGGGGGGGGAAGCTCCCGCCGTAGCGGTGCGGCAGCCGCTCGAAAACGGCTGCGGTAATCGCCCCGCTGCGATGCGATTGGCCAGTAGATTGCTCTGACGGATTGCCGTTGACTGCACCCGCACGACTCGCTAGCCTATCGCTGGGCGACCATTGCCCCATTCACCATCACATGCCAGAGACCAAAACCATGCAAGCAATCAGAAAGTCAATCAGCTACGTCACCCCAGACGGCGAAGCATTCTCGGCTAGGTCCGACGCTAACGCGCACCTTCGCCGACAGATGCTTTCGCTATCCGATTTAATCGTGAGAAACTATGCGGTACAGCAGGCCACAACATCCGCTATCCGCGTAACAATCAGGGGCGCAATCAACAAGCACCATGCAGCTATGGTCGCAATCTACAATTCGGTCGCTCCCATCTTCGGTGCCGACCAGAGGGATAGCCTCATCGAGGAGCGCACATGCTACATCACCCCAGACGGGTCCGAATTCGCATCCGAACCGCTCGCAAGGGAGCACCTAACAAAACAACTAGGCCAATTAGCGGAATTGATTGTGCTGCGAGTGACAAACACAATGAACCTCAACCCGTCAGAATGTAACGTTATCCGGACATCATTCTGCACCAGCGGGGGCCTCGATGAGATCGTCCGATATATTGCTCCAGTTTTCGGGGTAACGTCGACCGATACTGACGAATAGCCACCAGCACACACCCCCCAGTCAACGCACCAACCCCAGCCCCATAGGCTGGGGTTTTTTTGCAATCACGCACTCCGCCAACATAAAGAAAAATATATTTTCATTTTTATCGCCAATATCACTTGATTTACTAAAGAAAATCCGTCATGCTGCCGACGCCAACGCACTCAGCGTGGGCCGGATCTGCCAGCCGTTTCTGGCTACCTGAAAATGAGAATACAACATGTCTCGTTATTTAATGACGATCGGGTTCGACCGCTCGCCCGTTCTGTCCGCCCTATCTAGCCTCAGTGACCGATACCTCATAGTGGGTCTGGAACAGATTTTTCTTGGCTGCCGGGGAGTTGCCTTTTCAAAGGCAGGGAACGAACTAAAGGTCTTTTTCCACGGCTCGATACTGGGCAGTGATCTCGCCTCTGGGGTCCGAGACTTTTTTCCTGATGCCCGGGGCCGTTGCATGGAAAGGCTTTCACGGCACTTGAGTTACCGCGATTTGGATGACAGCATCCGATTAAATGAATATCGCATCACTGACCCCGACCCTGCCATTGGGTATCTAAATTCACACCGCATCGACTGTCGGAGCCGTAGTTTCTTTACAATCGAGGGGTACGGCAGCCAGTTAGCCCCGGCGCTGCCCGATTTGTCGATCGCTGAAATCCTCACTGGCCAGATCGGATTCAGGTCTGATTGGGACGAAAACGGTAACGTTGTTGCTGTGATGAACGCGAAGACGTATCGTACAGTGCGCGCAAGCATCGAACCCCATCAACTCGTATGCCAAATCGACGGTGATCTTGCGTCGCCGGTACAGTCGTCGAATAATCCCGAAAGGGCACGCATGTTTCGCGAGGATGCGTATAGACTACTCAATCCGGCTCAATCGACGTCGACTAGCGGCAGCCTGGCTACCCCTGCCGGGCATGCCCCAGTGTTGGGCCAGCATGTCGCCACGTCACCCCAAGCCGCCCCTGAGCCAGTGTATACATTTGCTGGCGACAGTGACCGATTCTCGCCTCTCATTGACCGCTGCACTTTTTACGAGCGATGCAACAGAGACCGTTACCGTCCTGCGCTATCGTTAGAGAGAAACGCAACCGACGGCGATCTTCTGTCAGACGGATGCGAAATCAATATATGCTTAGCATGCGGATCGCAGCTACCAGGTTCAGATTCAGGATATAGGCTTCCGCATGGGGGACGCACCTGCTGTACGAGCTGCCTGAATTGCGTCGGGCTTGGCGTGCATGACGATCGCGTAGTCCCACTGAACACGATACCGGTTTTAGGGTCCGCATCCCTGAATCGCTACAACCATGCGAACCCCACCATGTATTCCGCGAGTGGACAGAAGCCTTATCGGATCGGATACGAAGTGGAAAAAGAAGATCCGGATTTTTTGAGCGCCCACGATATGTCGTCTTATGCTGGCAAAGTGGATTGGATCGCGGTCTCTGATGGTTCACTGGAACACGGTGGATTTGAGTTAGTTAGCCCCGCGTACAATCTCGCCAACAGGGACGCTATCAATCGATCGTTTCGTGAACTGGGGGACGCAATTAACGCGAGAGTGACTAAGCGATGTGGCGGGCACATTACAGTTAGCCAAGCCAACGTATCCGGTGAAACTCTAGCCGATCGTTTAGGCGACTTCCACTGTTTACTGTTCGCACTATACCCCAATCGCCTACTAGGCAATTGGGCGAAGATTCGCCGAGCGGATCAGATGGAAGCCGGTGCGCAAAAGTATCGGGCGATCAACGTCAAGAGAGAATGCGTAGAATTCCGCATTTTCTCAGCCGTGCGCAACGTTGCCATGCTTGAATGGCGAACCGATTTAGTTAAATGGGGGCTCAGCCGAAAGCGTAAGAAAGTCGAAAAAGCGATTGACGACCAGAGCGGTTTTCTCATTCGGCACTTGCGAAAAAGATACGCCCCGGAAAAGTTAGCCCGGCGGTTGGAATTGTTTGCGGGATTCCAAACGTGGTACTACGGCGATGAATTGCCGGAAGACCACCCAGCCGCCCGATACTGCCCCGCTCGTTAGCGTATCACCCATCACCATCCATTGAAAACACTCTGTCTATTTACTTCCAAACAATAGGTTTAGCTATGAATTTCTTTGTCGTAGACTTCCGTTCGTCTCGTGAACGATACTCCGCACTAGACGCAATTGCGGATTCCGATGTGAGTATCAATAACGTAGCCACATGCTCGGGCACGCGATTGCAGAGGCAACAATCAATTGGAGCAATCGGGATGCCCTCTCCTAGTGGTTGTAACGTTTACTGCCGGTTGGGGATCTACGGGCAGCCACAGCCACTTGAAAAAGTAAAATCGGCTATCAAAACGTCCCTGATGCAATATCGCAGCGGGTCCGAACTTGAGGCAGAATTCAGTATCGGCCCAGTCTGTGTTTGCCGCTAAAAACAGACACCTCACCACACTATTTCAACATCACTTAATTACTGGAAAAACACAATGTGTATCATCATTCACAAGCCTAAAAATATCCGCATCAGCAAAGACGTGGCAGCCAACTCTGTCAGAATCAACGGCGACGGGTTCGGCATCCTTTATCTGGATTCGATGAAAGTCGTCCGAACGATGGATATGGAGCACGCCAAGAAGCTGCTGAGGACAAAGCGACCTTACGTAGCGCATTGCAGATGGGCGACCAATGGCCCTGTGTGCTTGGAAAACACGCACCCATTCCCTCTAAAGGATGGTTCGTGGCTATTCCACAATGGGGTAGTCGGATCCCTGCAAGACAGCCAAGAAAACGACTCTCGCCAAGTGGCCTTTATGCTCGATATGCTACCGCGTGGAAAATGGGAAACGTTTCTATCAATGTTTGACTCGCGTTTTTTGATCGCGAAGCCAGACGGTGAAATCATCAAGACCGGGGGCTGGGTAGACCATGAAGGTGCTTGCTACTCAAAAGCAAACGTATTAACCAAGCAATATGGCCGGTACAGCACGTCTGGCGGGTGCGGCACGCGATACGGGAACGTGATGGACTACGGCGACGACTGGACGTGGCGAGATTATGACGCAGCCCGGCGGGCACGCGGGGTCAATACGACCGCAAAAAAGAACCCGGCTCAAAAGTCGGATAACATAGCCGGAAAACTGAAAAAGAAGGTATGCGCCGCAACCGATAAATACGTAGTGGATGGAGCGTCACTGATTGCCGTATACGGCACTCTAAAAAGGGGTCTCGGCAACCACCGATGCCTGGCTGGCGCCACGTTAGTGGGCACTGGCGTAACTTTTTCACGGCATCGATTGTGCGTCCAGGGGCTACCGTATTTGATCCAGGGGGCGAACGACAGAAACCAGGGACGCCGGGTAGATGTCGAAGTGTACTCGGTGCCTGACAAGGTGTTGGAGGACGTTGACGCACTGGAGGGGCACCCACACTTGTATTGCAGGAAATCTTGCTGCGTTACCCTGGACGACACAAAAGAGACAATCTTTACGCAGGCCTACTTTGCAAGTGAGTCACGCGACAGTGGACGCTACGCTTTAAGATACCCAATCGGTGGTGACTCTGTGATGGTATGTAGCAAGAACGGCGGCGTAGTCTTCGAAAGCTCTATTGCCCCAGCCAAGCTAAGCGACGAGAAGAAAAAGACGCTCGACGATGTCAGTATGCCGGACGATTGGTCAGTGATCCTAGCCTCAGTCGACGAAGCCGCACTCGCGGATGGATGGAAAGGCTGGGAAGAGTGGCACGCTTACGACTCTGATACTTTCTTGGAATACGTCGACGAGCAGGGCCACTCATCGATCTGTTTTGAGGCCGAAGCGTACAGGAACGGATCCATCGAAGCCCCAACGCAGCCTGAGAGGGATCTCCGTTTATGGCAGATCACGGAATTTATCGCTGACCGCGAGGGGGCCGCGATGGGTTGGGGAGACTGGCGGGGTTGGTTTGATAATGGAGTCACCGAAGCCCTTGACGTCTTGTCATTCACCAACGCCAACACCGAGAGGCTGCGCAAGCAATACGAGATTGAGGCAGTGTTTTTGAGCCGTGACGAGCAACCCGACACGGACGCTATCAGCGACGAAGCTATCCAGGCCGCTATTGCGAAGGATTTAGCGGATCACCCAGAGCTAGGGGAGGAATACGGCGACGATGAGTATGTGTGTGTGAACGGTGTTTGGCAGCGAGGACTAGACGTATAAAGGAGGGACTATGAAAAACGAATCTTCGTGATTGACTTGGTTTATTGCGGGATGCTGGTGATAATGCTTTCATTGGCATTCCGCAGAAAACCGAACTAATTTACAAGCCTAGGCTTGATCTGATCCGATACCACTCGTAAGTTACTTGTGGTGTCGGTTTTTTTTCGTTCATCGCAGAGAGTTAGTTTAATGAGTTCTATTGTTGGTAGTGCCGATTTAAACGGCCCGCAACGCAGCCTTGTCGAGTTCGCCGAATCCTATGGTCATCGCTGTGACGTGGTTAGCACCCCAAGGGCTAACTATTTCCGGGTGGCCATTGCTGAATACCAGGGCGGGGAATTCATTGGATACAGAATCGAACACTGCGAAACACGCCGCGATGTTCGCTTGACGCTGTGTGGCTGACTTACAAACAACAACAAAGGATAAGTAAATAAAAACTGCAACACTGCAACCCACTACCTAACCCCGCTTTAATCAGGCGGGGTTTTTCATACGCTGACGCTGGCCCACGCTGGCCCCTCTGGCCCACGCTGGCCCCTCTGGCCCACGCTGGCCCCCTCTGGCCCACGCTGGCCCCCTCTGGCCCACGCTGGCCCCCTCTGGCCCACGCTGGCCCCTCTGGCCCACGCTGGCCCCCTCTGGCCCACGCTGGCCCCTCTGGCCCACGCTGGCCCC